TAGTCTCTGCGTGTTCAACGCACCGGCCAATCCATGCCGGTGCGGAACACCCAGACCACCTAGCTCACGAGGAAGGTGCAATGGAACGCACGCCTTCTTTGCTGCCTCTCCGAGCCCTCCCCTTTTGAGGTTGGCCCAGAGAAGGTTGAGCATACGTGTGCGTCCTCGGCCGCGCACGTCTGCCACCTGCTCAGCAAAGTTGGCGAGGCGGTCTGCCGTCGGATCGACGACAGGCCCTAGTCTAACAGAGGGGATAAGGAGCGCGCCCCGCCTGGACAGGCGGTACGAGCGCTCGCAGAAGATAGCGAGGTGTGGTGAGCGGAAGCTCTTCGCCTGATTAACGACGAAACCCACGGCAACAAGTTGCCGGAGGTAATCGTCGACGTAGCGTGATGGCCCACACACCACAGCGTCATCGCCCTTAAGAGCGAAGCAACCATCTTGTCCAAAGATGGAAGCCGCGACGCCGTAGTGCGCCCAGCTAAGTGTCAACCACGTCAGAGGATGGCCCATAAGCCAACCCCTCTGAGAGTAGAAGTCACCGGCCGGGCTCTGGACGGTATGAGGACCGAGATGCATCGTGATTTCACGCAGCAAATCGACCGACTCCCGAACAGAGATGAGCCCACGCTCCCGACAGGCGGTGAGGATCCCATCCCACACCACGTTAGCGAGCATAAAGGGGGCGTAGTCGGTCGCGGCCTTAAGATCCGTCGACACAGCCACGTCCCCCCTATGGAGCCTTAACCGGCCCATAGCCCGCTCTTCTGCTTCATCCTCCAATGCGAAACTAGGTTCCGCACGCACCAATGGCCAGAAGATGTCACGAATGACATGCCCCCGGCTTACCTCGTAGGCATCCATCGCGGTCACGACCCGCGTCTTCCATCCCTTCTCAGGGAGGGCAATCGCGCGGCACGGCCGGTCCATCGGTGGAGCCAACGGTCTTTCGGTGGCACCTTGCCAGACCATCAGCCCTGACGTCGTGACGCCGAGCCCGTCCGGAAGGACATGGGCCCGCTCGCCTGCGCGCAGGGCCGCAGCTAGCCCCCCTTCCCTAATGGAATGGGTCGCGCTAGCTGAGGTCATTGGCTTGGGGCCACTACCCCCAACTTCACACCACGTCTCAGGTGGTGCAGCGTTCTGCGGTACACTGCCAAGCGTACCGCCGCCAAGGGACCGGGAGCCGGAAAGCTCTCGCCCCTCAGCACCTCTCGATGTTCCCGGAGAGCAGCAGGCCCACCGTCTGTGCGCCTCGGAAGAGTGCGACCCATGCGGGCGAATTGCAATAAAGCAACCTCGCTCTACATAGCGTCCTTCACCGAGCCAGCAAACGGCAGTCGACCTGCTGCTTTCTCGTCTCCGAAAGCGGCCGCCCGCGCGTAACCGCTAATCTCCTTGAGCCTCCCCACGAACTGGGGTAGCCCACCAGAGATAGCGCTGCGCAGCAGTTTAACCTGCAGCGCAGCAAGAGCAAACGCAGCCTGCCTCTGGCGGGCCTTTGATAAACGAAGGCCCGTGCTCAGATGGGGCACAGACTGCACCAACGCCGTCCTTAATGAGGCCCAGCCTTGCTGGTAACCTTCCGTCAGAGATTTGTTGTTACGATCACGTAACACTCTTGCAAGTGCTTGGTGAGCGCAACACGCGCGACCAGGCCACGCAGG